CAACATTTCCAACTACTGGAGCTGCTTTTGGCAGTATGAACTTATTAACAAAATTTATCAGTGCTTTCAATGTAATATATTTCATAGACTGCATATCTGATTTTGGAGCTCCCCAAATATAACTAACATCTTTTAATTTAGTATCAGTTTCATCGATATATATACCAGACGTCTTCGATCCTAATTCTATTCGCTTTTCTTCGATTACCTTTTCTATTTCTTCATGGAATGTAGTGACTGCAACTCCTTCAGCAGATCCACTCGTATTAGTTTTTTTACTAGTATCACTCATAGCCATCGAAAGATCAGTATATACTTGTGTGGTGCCTCTCATTGTTAAACTTGCAGCAACACTTGCATCTTGTTGATAATCCAATGTAAATGAAATAATAACACCGTCAAAAACAAATGCATTCATTTTTTTATATTGTTGTTCCTGTTCTGGTGTTATATCCGGATATAACTCTTTGAGTTTTTCAGTTGATGGAATTGATCCTGGTGTTAAATATGCAGTTTCACCAACAATAGCTGTATTAGGATGTTCTATATATATCTTTACATTTCTGCCTGGTCTTAAATAAACGGATTCGAAATAATCTAAATCTCTTCCAGGATTTGGTATTGTGACATTTGCGGTTGCAGTTTGCATAACACCCATCGAATCGTCACCTATAGAAACTTCTAATCCAGTTAAATATGGAGGTATTCGCTTTGATGTGTTGGTTCGTTGATCCGCTTTACCATCTGAACCAGTAATGCTATATATTCGATCGGTTATAAACCCACGTGGACCTGTTGGTAAATATTCGCCTTGCCTTACTCCAGCACCTCCTAATATTGCTTCAGTAATTGGTTCTTTTTTCGACGAAAATTGTTGTGGATTTCCATTTAGTGCTGCTCCTAGGGCTTCAATAGTATTAGTAGGGACATATGTAATATCATATGGAGTTATTGACACATTGGCAATTTTACTAACCATGTAGTTAATGTCTTTGGTTCGGCGATTGCCTTTACCTGCTGCTGCTCGAGCTAGTAATTCTAGTTGTAAATTAGCATCTACTTGTGAATAAAAAATATCACTCATCTTGTTCTATTTGTTTGTATAACTTGATCTAAAAATTCTGTTTTTGCTGGTATTCTCATTTTGGTATTTGCTGGGACAACTAAAGTTCCTTTTCCTAATCCATTTGCTGCAGCAATTACCCACCACAATGAAACATCACCATAAAATGTATTAGCCAATTTATCTAATCGATCTGCACTAGTAGTGATTATGAATGTGTCATTTGCAGTAGCTGGTATAGTTGGGAATATAGTAGTACTACGTCTACGCTTACCGTTTAGGTCTTTCATTATATTTGTGGTTGAATATCTACTCATTATTAGCCCCTTGCTGCATTTCTTTCTTCTCTTCTTGCGTCTTTTTCTAGTCGTTTAGCATCTGCCTCGGCTTGGCTTTTAGCTATTTTTGCTAATTCATCGACACTTAATTCTGCATTATTCCTAGTATCACTTAACCAATTGTCATTTCCTGGTAGTGGTAGTCCCGAATCACCATCGAATCGTTTAGCCAATGAATAGAACTTGCCTCCTTTTTGCGGTAACCAATCTGTGATAGGTGTTACTGTCATATTAACGTCTACCTTATGTGGTGTTTGCATCATCTGTGGATCTTGTTCTATGTTAGTTTCCCATGTTGTATCTGCACTATGTAATGTGTAATTAACACTTTTTACTATCACTGCTTGTTGATTGAATAAGTCTCCTATAGTTATACGCATCCATGGGCCTACTAGTGCAATATTATCTGTGGTATATTCTGGTGCGGTATATCCGGCCAATGCATTTAATTTTCTCCAAATTGGTTTAACTTCATCTCTGTCTGTTGCATACACAGTAAAATCAATTGATATGTCTCTGGTAAATCCGCCATACTGAAAATTTTGATCTCCCCTACCTATAAGTTGAAATCCATTCCATGACGCATTGAAGCTATCAGAAATCGAACCAATTACTGCACGGAAAACTATGATATCGTCTTCCTCGGTAGTGTTCCCGGCATGAAGCTTAGGTCCAGTAAAGAAAAACTTTATAAGATCTGCTGTTGTTCCGACTTTATCAAAAATCGCCGCATCTCCAAATATTTTAGGTTTAGGCAACCATCGATATGCATCTTTTAATTCTCGTTGACTAAAATCTATAACATTGACTTTATCACCTCGGAATGGTGTTGCTTTAGATAATAGGTTTTTAGTAGGAATCCATGATCCTGGATCTTGTTTATAGTTACCTGGGCCAGATTCATCTGTCGACACATCGTTTACAATACCAGGAGACCATTGAGTAGCTACATGACTTTGTGCTGTAAAATCATTTCTCAAAGCATATGGATTATCATGATCTCCCCAACCATACAATGTTTGCAAGTTAAATATAGAATATGGACCATACGGAGAAATAGATGTAGCAGAATATAATCCGGAGCGAATTGCATTTTTATTATTACCAGCATCTGAGCGATCGAATAGTGTTCTTTGCGATACCGCTAATCCGTCTACTCGTTTTGTTGATAATGCAATTGCAGTATCTACTCCCTCTTTAGGGAATTTTCTTGCTCTGAAGTCTGGATATTGTATTCCAACATTATTAGTTGACTTTAAAGCATTAACGGCAGATACAGCATAAGCAGATTTAGGAGAATAATTTTCTGAGCTATTAGTAAAACTTTGTCCAATTTGAGCTACTTGCGGTATTCCAGATAAACTACCAATTGCGCCTACGGCAAACCCTGTTGCTTTTTGAGCTAAACTACCTAGAGTGATATTTGTGGTTTTAGCTTGTAGCGGAGTCCATTCTGCTGCATTTGGATATGTAGTATTAGTTGGCATTATATTCGTTTCCTCCCGTTCATTGATGTGTCACCCATTACGTTGCTTCCTCGAAGTGTAACAAGTATGCTTTGCAGAAGACTTTCCATTCTTGCATTTGATGTTACTGGTCCTCCTGCGGCATAACCAACTGGTCCGCCACTATTGATTTTGTCTAGCAATGATTTGTTTCTTCTGGTAGCTGCGGCATTAATAACATATTCACCGTCGGATAATCGGGCTGGTATCGAATCTGATGTTCCGGTGCCTGCGCCTGATATGTATCCACCAGTTGCTTTACCTGTTACTACTGGTTCAGCTGATGGATCTTTTATTATTGTAGTTAAATCCGTTATCTTCCCAGCAATCTTATCTATTCCTTTTCCTAATACTCCTGGTAATACCTCACCCAGTTGTTTTAATGGAACAAGTGATTCTTGCAATCTATCACTAACAATACCTAGACTTCCAATGCCTTTTATAAAGTTCGGCTCTGTAAATGTTTCGGATGCTTTTCTTGCAAATTCCATCGATGCTTTAACCGAATCGTTGAGGTCCTTTGTAAATACAGCTCCCGACGGGCCATCAGCAGTTCGTTTACCATCCCCAGCAATTATTCCGCCTTGTCCAATAAATGCTATATCTTTTTTTATTGCGTCTAATGAGTCAGCGCTTCTTTCTGCAGGTGTTCTGGTGTCTGATGTTTTAAGTAACTCATCAATTTTTTTAAGTTTATCTTCATCACCTTTAGCTTCTTCTTTAAGTTTTTGTATGGCACTTTGAGCATCATCAGCTGACATATTCATTATATCTTCAGCATTTAGATCGACCAATAGTTTTCTTTTCTGAATCATTTTGGCTAATGTTGCTTCGTCAGTTCCCATTAGCTGAGCAGCTTTCTGTCGTGCAAATAAATTCTTTTCAAGAGTATCACCTTCACTAGCAATGAATTGATTCATTAACTCTGCTTGTTTAGTAGCATCACCAGTTACAGTTGCCAGTCGATATTCGTTTGTTAAACTTTTACCTTGATTGTCTAATAATCGCCGGCCGGTTAGTTGTTGGTATTCCATTTCTGCACCAATACTGGATTCTATGTTTAACAATGATTCTCCAGTACCATGTAAACTTTCCATGGATGTGCCTAACAATCTGGCTTTCATTGTGGCTACTTCTAATTTGTTTCCAACCCCACCATATTGCAATTGTAGATCTGATCCCATAGCAGCTATGTCTTGCATAATTTGAGATTGTTGTTGCACTGCATCTATTCCGGTAAATTCTTCCAATGCTCTAGACATTTGTTCAATTTCACCTGCTGCTTCAGCTCCTGTTTTTCCGATACCCGCAGCATATAATTCAAAGCTCTGTGCGCCTTCTTCTGATAATCCTATATTGTTTTGTAAAAATGTTTGTGTTTTAATTAGATTACTTAATGTAGTTTTTTGTACTTTATTAGACGTTATAAACCCACCAGTAATCTTTCCTAATCCTGCAGCATATTTAAATAGTTTAGCATCGCCAATTTCAACGTTAATAGCTCGTAACCGTTTAGAAAAATCAAATCCGCCGGCACTACTCAATTTAAATTCTTTTTGTAAGTCTTTTTGACTTTCTATTAAGAATGTGAGATTTTTTATTGACTTTTCGGTTGCTTTTGCAAAATCATCAAAATAAGCAGTGGCTCTACCAACACCTGCTGACAATGCTGCAAATTCGCTGATGTTGGCTGAAACGAGCTTACTCACATCTTCAATAGCCGGACCAACACCTTTTAATGACGCAGCGAAGGTATCGATTTCTTTAGCAATTTTAGCTACAGTACCGCCTTTATTTAAATCGCCAATAGATTTAGCAAATTTGTCAAATTCATTTGCCATACCGAGTCTAGGCTGCTTCTTTAATTCGTTAATAGACACGTGTTTTGAAGATCTCATTAATTGACTCTTTATTATAAATATTTACAAGTTAATTTTTGAACTTTGGTCTGTTGATCTTATTTTTTTGTCGATTGACTTGATCTTGTTGATCTGCTGCAGCATCACTCCGTATCTTGTTGATTCTAGATACCCATAGTTTACGAATTCGCAAAGGCATCGTGTATATGTCTTCAAATGACCAACGACCTTCACCAGCCCATAATAGGTCAAATAATTGATTATGAAATAATACTTGGTCTTTTGCTTTAAAACCAAAAAAGGTCGAGCTTAAATTGAAATGTGGCAGGATAAGTGGCTCCCGCATCATCCACTACTTCTGTTTCATAATTAATACCGGGTGCTGATTCCACAATATATTTTCTAAGTTTTCTACTATCTATTGCTCGCAGTTCATATTTTAAATACTCTTCTATAATATTAACGTCCGTATCTCCGTTTATTGCATGGATTGACATTTTGAGAAATGAAGAGTTAATTGATTCGTCTTCTACTTTATTAGCATCTGCAGCTGATAAATATTTAAATTTAATAACATCGTTATTACTAGGAATAATATATTCAAAACAACCGTTACTATCTGCTGCTTTATCAAATGTTCGTGATTTTAACTTTGATAGATCCAATATTGCACTTACCGGCTTATCTGTTTTAGGATCAGTGACTGATACTGGATATTCATTTCCATATCCTAATATTCTGGCAGATATAATTAACCATTCTTTGTCACCAATAACAAGCTCAGAAATATCAACTCCTGGTGTTACAATTAATGCTTCTAGCAGTTTATCAAACATAACACCTTCGCTTATATAACTACTATTAGATAGTATGTCTTCATCATATGCAGTCATGTGCCGCATTTCTATTTTTCCTGAATTTAACACTGATGTTTCTGCATATACTTTGCCTTGAGATGGCAATGTAATTATGTTTGCAGGAAATTTGCTGTTTTGCTTTTGTTGCTCGTACTGCTTTTTTGCTAATTCAACAATTTGTTTGTTGTCTAATCGATCGGTAACTTTACTCATAATATCCTCATTATAACTTTATTATAAATATGGGTGAACACAAAAAATGGGTAGAAATTAATCTACCCACTCTATTAATATAATTTGTATTTTTAGAAATTTAAGAATGCCCAATCGTATCGAAGATCCATTGAAATTTTAACAACGTCTTCACTTGACCAATCTAATTCACCAAAGTTTGTACTAGTAATATATGTTCCTTTTAATATCCATTCCTCAACTTTTTCACCTAATGGAGAAAGTGATGTCAATGTTACTTCTTTTTTATACATTGATGAATACCCATCTCTACCAGTTGCAGATTCATGATGCAAACGTACCCAATCCATAACAGACTGTGCTGCTGATGGTACAATTGGATCATATAGTGATATTGAGATTCCATTCCATTTAGTTTTACCTTTTACGTAACGTTGAACGTTCATGTGATCTAATACAATTTCTCCATTGTCTAGACTAGGTTTAGCAGATGAATGTATAAGATATGCAGGTATGCCTTCTATTTCCATGATAAATTGATGCGACTTCTTTGGTTCCCATGAGTATGCGTTTTGCCAATAATTATTGTCAATACCATAATCTTGAAAGTTCGCGTTTAATTGATCTTCTAATGCCATATTGTATTCCTTGTATTTTAATATAAATATAACGAACAGTAAAAAAGGCAGAACCAAAATCCTGCCTTTTGTGTTATTTTTTAATCCTATTCAGGAAATGATGCACCCGTAGGTTGAATATTAAAGTCTAAGACAATAAATTCTGCCGTTCTAGTTGGTTGTAAAAATATTTGACCATACATTATATTTCTATCTATTACGTCTGGTGTGTTATTTGTTTCATCCATTACTACACGGAATGCTGACAAACCTTGTTGTGCTCTTACTTGTTCTAAATAAGGATTCACAATGCTCAAGAATCTGTTTCGTGTTGCTGAAGTGTTTTGTTCGAATACTAGGTATTTAGTTGACGACGCAATAAACTTCTTAACTTCGATAAGCAAACGACGCACATTGACACGGTCTAATGCACTCGGACGAGCTTGCAATGTCTTTTGCCCCCAAACACAAATTCCTTCATTAGGGAAGTTTGCTATAGGATTAACACGATCTTGATATAACTCATCTCTATCAGCTTGAGTCAATTTTTCATATGTATTAATTACCGTGTTTAGGCCACCTCTATTTAAACCTGCAGGTGCATACCATGGAGCTGATACAGCATCATTAA